TCCATTGGTAGTGAATTATATTTTCTCTCATTCTAGGGCCATCGCCATTCTGTATTTTGGCCTTGTAGGCTAAGAGCAGGCCAATTAAAGATTGCCATGGGGATGAGAAATGGACCAGATGACCTTCTCCATTCACTCACTGAATTACGCCCTGGCGAAGCTAAAAGACGTTATCGCAGAAGTATTTTCGAGGATTTTTCCACGAAAGGGCCGTTTGGTCACTGTGCCTGTGCCTATTGCGGCGTGTGGAACGAGAAGCTAACGATTGATCACATTGTGCCTAAAAGCAAAGGCGGTCCTCACTTTGCCAAATGGAACAACATTCCTTCGTGCTTGTCTTGCAATGCGAGCAAAGGCAGTCTGCCTTTGTTTGAATGGTGGAGGCCGCAAGAGTTTTGGACGCAGAAGCGCGAAGACACTTTGCTTTCGTGGGTGCATGCGCATAGCTTCGTAAGTGCCCACACTGACATTGGCACTTGGGAGCAATGGATGGAAGAAACTCAGCGCATTCTTCCCATTCACGAAAAGCCAAAAGAAAAGGCGGCTCTGATTTGGCCGCCTTCGTTGCAATTGGAACTAGCTAGTTAACTGGCTGAAACATGGGCTCTGATGGTCCTTGTCTTGTTCCAGGCATGGGACAGAATCCATCAGGGCAGCCACTGGCCATGTAGTCATCAGGGTCGTAATTTACGTTCTCTTTCATCATGGCAAGAGCTTCGCCTGCGGCTTCGTAAAGCTCTTCGGCAATTGTCTTTTCTTTTTTCTTTCGATCACGCATTGATGCAATAGGGTAGCCCGCTAAATCTTCCCAGTGCTGTTCATCAGAAGGATCGGACCCTGCAAGAATTCGACCGATTTTATGAGCAACCATATCAAGAGATTCTTGCTGGCCAGGAGAAAGATTGCCCCAATTGCGCCCTGCTCTCATTGCGTGCTTGATTAACTGACTGGTTCTCCCGACGCTCTCCACCCCGCCGTGTTGATCATCTCGATTCGGAACTTTGTTTGTGTCCATTGTCAGAATTGATAGTTGTTTGCTTCAAAGGCGGCAAAAGCTTCAGGAGCTATTGGCCTTCCTAGTTCAAGCAATGCTTTGGCATAGGCAACAATCTCCCCTTGTGCTCCATGTCCAATCCTTAAGGAAATGTAATGAAGCAAGGCCTGAAGGGAGCAGGTCCAAGTGAAGGAAGTGTACATGCAAGGAGGGAGAATTGCCCTGGCTTGTTCCTTGCTCACGCCCGTCAGCAGAAGCCCTTCATAGGCCTGTATGCAGCCCTGCAAGGCCTGTGCATAGAGCTTTTGCGCCAATGCCTCGTCGTTCCCTTCCAGGAGCCCGTCAGAGGCTTGGCGATTGCTTGCGCTTTGCTTAGCGAATTGCCTGGGAGTGTAAAATTCAGCATCTTCTGCTGAACAGTAGCGGAAACTCTTCTCATTCCAGCCCAGTTGATCATCAACAAAAGTGGACGCAACAGTGTGCTTCCACCACTGACGAGCAATGAACAGCGGCGCTTTGACGTGCCACTTGAAAACTACGCCCCTGAAAGGAGAAGTGTGATGTTCGCGAGCAAGGTAGTTGAGCAGTTTTGCGTCCTTGTCGGAGAATTCTTCCGAGCGTGCATCAAAGCTTTGGCGGGCATCATTGACAATGGAAAGACTGTTGCCCATAGAGTCAACGAGCATCACCAGGCTTTTCCCATCGCCTAGTGGATCAAGAGAAGGGCTGATCATGATTCAGAAGAGCGTGAACCGAACAAGGATCGAATGGTAAAAGCCGTCAGCCACCATTGCCAGAAGGCCAAATAAAACGATGGGAANNAAAAAGCCGCGCAAATGCTGAGCAGCCAGCCATTTAGGGCAGAGAACATAGCAGCCGCAACAACCAAGCCGCAAAACTCGCCCCATTTCTCAGCGGTGGTCTTTTCAAGCTTCAGTCATTTTTGCCCTCCTCAATTGCTTGTCCAATGGCCGCGTAAAGTGTTTTCACGGCTGAGCAGCATCTCCACGCCAATCAAGTGAGCCATGATGCCAATCTTGCGAGCGTATGCCACCCTGTCGGCTTCCGTGTCGCCAACGGGCGGAAAGCTTTTGATCAGGGCCGGCAATGCGGAATTTGCGGCGTCGCTGATGTACCATTTGTCGTCTTCTGAAACGCGCATGGTTCGAGAGGAAAGTGCCCGCCCATCATAGTGGTAACAGTGTGTTTCGGCAACCCGCTCATTTTATTTCGGCTCTCCTCCATCGTCATTTTCCCTTCGTTCGCCATTTGCGAATAGCCTATGGAAAGAGTGCAGACGATTATGAGCTTTGTTATCCCTGTGCAGTTTGCTTACAATAACAAAAACTACGCTGCTTCTATGGGTCCGTTCAACCACTCAACTGAGCGCGAGTTTGCTCTCACGGTAAACCGTCGCGCCATTGATGATTGCACGAGCATTGAGCAGCTAAAGCCCGTAGCGAAGAATCTCCTCGAAGGATGGGCATCCATGCAAACGGCTGTTCAAAGCCTCATGCTGGAGAACATTCAACTTCGGCAAGCCCTGGCAAAGCGTGACGTGGATCTTCAAGCAGCAGAAGAGATCATCACAGAAGCTTCCAAGATGATTGATGCTACGCGGAGACAGAGCGCACGTGGGCAGCAATCAACGAGTGCCAGGCGGGGTCTTTGGCCATGGTAGCCGTGAGCAGAAAAACTCGTCCAGCCGCTTGTATAAGCAAGGTTATATTTGCGACAATCTCGCTCATAACCAGAGCCAGTGACGTGNCGGCCACGATTGTAAACGCCACCTTGGATTTCGATGCCAGTGCGAGAGAGGGGATGAGCAAAATCTAAGCGGTAACGTTTAGAGCGTTTTGATTTGGCATAGCGCTCTTGATAATCTTTTTCCCATGCATCAATATCAGAAAACTCTCTTTCAAGAATTAACTGAGGACAATGCATTTGCCAAATGCCGAGAAACTGATCTTCAAGAGCGCTCAACGGCTAGACAGCAGCTAGTTGTACTGTAGCCCCTTGGTTCTGATAAAGGCCAGTGTAAGCCTGCTCTACATCGCTTGAAAGCTGGTAGAGCATGATTTGCACAATGCCTTCGTTTGCATAGATGCGCACGGGGAATGGCGTGGGGTTGGCAATGTGCATGGTTAGATAGCCGCTCCAGCCAGGCTCGATGGGCGTCACATTAATAATCACTCCACAGCGAGCATAGGTGCTTTTCCCATCGCACAGGCCCATGATGTTGGCAGGCATGGAAATCAGCTCCAAGCTGGTCCCAAGCGCAAAGCTATGGGGAGGAAGCTCAAAATAGGAACTGCCTTCATGATGCACCAAGGTTGCCTCGTAAGGCACCGTGGGGTCGCCAAGCTTCGGGTCGAGCATGAAATCATGCCGATAAAGTCCGTCGTCCGTAAAAACGAGGAATTGCTTGGGCGACAAACGAATGTCATAGCCCGCTTGGGACAGGCCGTAGGAAATGGCTTTTGCGCCATTGTCAAGCTTGCGGCGCTTTTCACCCACATAAGGCTGAAAAATGTCCAGCTCGGCAAGCTTGCTGATTTCTTTGTCGTTGAGGAGGGCCATCGTTAAAGAAGAAAAGAAAGGGCGCCGAAGCGCCCATGGTCAAGCTCAGAACAGATCGTCAGAGCTGCCGCCGATGCTTTCGTTCACCCACACCGACGCATAGCCCTTTTTTCCGTCCTTTTCGCCTTTCAGTTTTACGCTGCCTGTAAAGCCAGGAGCGCGATCAGACGAACGTTTTTCGTTGGGCCACACGGCCATGTCGAGACTGTAGTTGCCGCGCTCGTTGGGACCAGCTTGCTTCAAGGCATTGAGCAGATCGCTCGTCAGGTCAATGGCGGCGGTGATAGGTGGGCGGTTTGCCACGGTGTTTCTCCCTTGGAGTAATGGATGCCCTTGTTCAGGGCTCGCTTAGGATAGCAGCTCCAACAAGAGGCTGTCAATCCCTGCAAGCATAAAAATGTCGCGTAATGAAGAGGCCCGTATTTTGGCCGCTGGCCAGTTTTCATGAGTACCCCGTATCCTGGACTGAGTGCGCTTTAAGTATTGTTTAACAATTTTCTCGATGTCCGCCGCCAAGCAGCCGCTTATTGGCCCTATTGACTCGATCAGGACCCAGCCATTTCGCTTGTGAAATTGCAAGCGTTTTTTAATCTGATTAGTAATTCCAATCTGTTGCTCCCCTGCTCGTTCCATAAGATAGATCCAGCCCGACTTGCTTTTCTTGTAACCGGTTTCGCTGCAAAAAGGACACCCCGTTGGAGAATCTGGCCTGGTGCGATGGTTAGGGCTTGTCAGATAAATATGACCTTTTTCGCATTTCCATTGTTTTTTGTCATTAGATCCGTACCGAGTTGTTGACGCATCCCAACCATAAGCTTCCTTGGCGACAGCCGGAAACATAGTGGCTAAGTCATTGGATCCTGTGATTAATATTCTTTTCGTGCAAACCGGGCATTTGGTCCCTCTCGACGTACGGCGGCTAACTACGCATTTCCATACATGCCCCGCTTCGCATATCCATTCTTTGTTTGCATGAGAAAAAGGAAGGCATCTAGAGGGATCCCATCCATAGGCCTCTTGTGCTATTTGAGGAAACAGCGTTTTTAGGTCATTGTCTCCTGGCCATGCGTACTTATTAGCGCAATATGGGCAATTTTTGCCATGCTTTGTCCGATTGGCAATTATTGTTTCCCATTTGTGCCCCTTTGTGCATCGCCACGGTTTTTTCTTATTAGAAAACGCGTGGTATTTTGAAGGGTCCCATTCGTCGCATTCTTTACAGACAGACGGAAAGAGAGAGAGGAGGTCATTGACGCCCAAGACAAGGCGTATTCCCATTACCCTTTGTCTTGCATAAGAGAAAAAGCTTGTTTGCCTGGGTAGAAGGTGTCAAAGTATCGCTTAACCGTATCTCGAAAGATTAACGATTGACTATAAAGCTCGTAATCTTCCATTTGCAAAACTTGCAAAGATTGCTCGGAATTTTTATCTTCTGGATCGTAGCACGCAATGACACAGTAAGCATTATTGATTTCAATGTTATACATTTGCTCTAGGCAAGATGCATACGCGCCAAGTTGCTTTTTGTAATCGGCTAATTGATAATCAGGCTTTTGCTTCCAACTTGATTTCCAGTCGATTAACGCAATGGAGCCATCGGCCATTTTGGCCAGCAGGTCTTGGGTGCCACTGACGCCAATTTTAAGGCTTTCGTCCCACCAAGCAACGGCGCTTTCTGCGAGCAATGGCTTGTCAATTAGATCCAGAAAGGGCTCCACCACTTGGAAATAGGGAGCCCAGTCGGGCTTCTGCTGTAAATGACATTCAATATCTTCCCCTTGCAAAGCCTCTTCCAAGACGGAGTGCAGCCAAGTACCCCTGTCTGCCGCCAGTCTCGTGCGCTTGCGGGCCAATTCTTCACCGATTTTTTTACGCCAATTAATGAGCGCCATGATTTTTCCCACCGGGGCCATAGAAGAAAGCACTGTGGTAACAGAAGGAAGAACAGTCCCTTCCGGCACATTTGGAAAATCTTCCAAGATGTAGTGCCTTTTCTTGTTGATACTGATGCGCTTGGGCTCAAAACGTTTGAAGGAAGGCATGGCAAGGGCTTCGAGAGACAGATCGTAGCAGGCCATGCCTACCGTGATGGCACGCAATAATTACCACTCCTGTAGTAGCCCAACGGGCACGTGCCGCTTTGATAAGGCAAGGGCTGATTACATGCCCCTGCAGGAGCAGCAAAGAAGAGAACAATGGAAAGAAGGATGAGGCGGGTCATTTCGTCAAATTGAAGGAAGGTTGAATTTTGCCAGTTTCACGATCCCAGCAAGTGTTGCAATCGGGGCACTGATAGGCAATAGTGCGGTCCCGATCACGACTGTATATGCCAATCACTCGCGAGAAGAACTGAGCGTAGCCGTATAAGGGCTGATCTTCTTTAGGAATGGGCTTTTCGTGCCACAAGCTTTCGCACTTAGGACAATTAGCAATAAGAGAAAGGTCAATCATTTTGTGATGTTAAAAAGTTCTTCAACAACTAAAGTGAGTCCCACTGCCGCAAGCCAAATACCCAAAAGGCACAACACGGCAATAATTGAAGCGAGCAAAATGTTCATAGTTCATTTAGCGGAGAACCGTCATCATTCATTGCAATTTCCCCAGCAAAGGCCCGTGCGAGACGGGCCGCTGCCAGGTCTACTGCTTTCCCTCCTTCCACACCTTCACGCCTTGAATTGCTTGTTCAACAGTGCCTTCCGTGCAAATGGCACGCAGCGCATCAATTTCCTTTGCCATTGTGGCCTTGGTAATTTTGATGCCTTTTTCTTTGGTCCATGAAGTGACCATGGTTGTGATGACATTGGCGAACATTGCCTTGTCTTTCACATCGTCGCCTTTNNCAAGACCAATAGCTTCAAGCCCTGCCTTCACGGCTTTCATGCTGGCGGGACGGTCGGGGTAGTCGAGAGGGTTGGCGTCACCGAAGCTAAGAAGCGCTCCTTTGCCATCGAACTCACTGGCTGTCATCGGCGGCAGCAGGCCATACGCTTGAAGCACCAGCAGGTTTTTCCGTAGCTGGTTCTTCTTTCGCGACTGTCCGCGCAGCAGGCTTCGTTGCTTCCTGTTGGAGCGGGAGTTTGGGCGCTGCTTTTTCATCGTCAGCTTTAGGAATGTCTTCGCCAGAGTAAAGCTTGAGGCCAAGGCCAGTGAAAGTGGCGATGCACTTCACGCTGGCGCGTTGAATGTTGTCGCTCACTTGCCGAGCATCAAGCTCTTTCACGGCATTGTGCTTGTTGTCCATAATGGGAAACACAAGCGCAGGCGTGCGACGAATGCCATCNGTNANATANGGACGCAGCAGCCAGCAGCCTTCTTTGCCGAACACTGGCCAGCCAGCAGAAGCCTCTTCAAACGCCACGAACAAAGCAGGGAATTGCTCCTTTAGGTAGCGGAAGGCAAAAGGCCAAGAGAGATAGGAGAGGCCTTTGTAGTTCTTCTCCACGTGGTCGCCAATGGCCAGTTCATAGGCCTTGGTGAAAGCTTCAGCAGGAATGTCGAGAGGCTGAAAAATGCCAAGACTGCGCTCGGTCATCATTGTCGTAGATGCTTGGTCCATGGAAAAATCTTCGGGGCGATAGAGAAAAGTGGAATGGTTCATTGTGCCTCTCCNTCAGGGAAGTCAAGGCCTGTGGTCACGATGTAAGCGGCGCCACTCTCGTCAAGCTCAGCGGAAAGNCTGCCAACAGTCACGCCAGTGTCATCTTCAAACCATTTCAAGGCTCCAGCAATGTGCTCGTCTAAAGTCTTGAGCCTGGCAGNNAATTCTTCTAGGTTCATGGTTCGATGGAGGAATCAAGCTTGTAGTGGTTGTCGTAGAACAAGACAAGTTTTTGTGGTTTGTTGCCTTCGTAGGNGACAAGGCTTTTGCCNGGCAGCGGCCAATCGTCAATAAGACGCACGTCACTAATGCCTTCAGTGCAGCTCTCGTCATACCCGTCGTCCATTGCACCTTCTTCAAAACAAAGGAGCACGGGCGTGTCAGGGCCGCTTTCGGCCAAGGCNTTGTTTAGCAGTTCAATAAGCTCAGACAGTTTCATAATTCAATAGTTGACAAAAATGGCGGCAAAGCGCTTGCATTTTTCTTTGGATGGCGATTCTTCCTCAAGGGANTCCCCAGGGAGCATGTCTGGATCATGCGCAAGAACGCGGAAATGAATGTTCCTTAAATCTTCGTACTGCTCAACGTCACGGGCCTCA